TCTGATTTAAGAAACAACAATGCTGGTATTATAGCGTTCACACCAATGTTTGCTGATGTAGACAGATTTGGTGGAGATGAGATATTTGCATCTTGGGTAAAAGATAATGGTATCGTTTTGTCATCAACTACATCTCAGAAGGGGTTAGAAAGTGTAGCTCCTCATGTAGGAACTGCTACTTTAGGTAATGGTGATGCAACAACCTTTGCTTACAGGTACAACTCTATAGTAAATAATATACATGGATCCGCTGCTGATGGGGTAGGTATGTTGTCGTCATCTCCAGAAGTTGATGGGTCAGTTCGAAGAATACCTCTAGTCATTTCAGTTAACAATAAATTATATCCTAGTTTTGGTATGGAAACAGTTCGTGTCATGGCGAATAAAAAATCATACACAATGAAAGTAGAAGAAACAGGTATAGAGAATATGAGAATACCACCATATGAACCTGTAGTTACTGATTACACAGGTTCGATATATGTAGATTGGACTAATACTTTTGAGAGATACGAATATGGTTCTCCATTTATACCTGACTTACAAGGTAAAACAGTAATTATTGGAGTAACAGCAGAAGGGATATCACCTTTAGTTACAACACCAGACGGTCTTAAATATCCTCATGATATTCAAGCTTCAGTAGTTCATACTCTTACAGGTGGTAAACAAATTACCAGGCCTCAATGGGCTCTATTGGGTGAGGTAAGTCTATTGTTTGTCGTGGGACTAACACTTCTCCTATGTGTATATCATTTACCGATATGGTTATCCGCTGTAGTTTTCGGTGGGAGTTTAACCGGCGTTGTCTTCGCTGGTTTCGAAGCCTTTTCAGGCGGAATCTTGATTGACGCATCATATCCCCTTATCTTATTGATACTTATATTTAGTCATTCGAGTTTTAACAACTTCTATATTCAGTTCAAATTAAAGCAACAAATTAAAGGTCAGTTCGGAAATTACATATCACCAGAGTATGTTGATATGATTGTCAAAGATCCAAGTCTAATGAAACTTGGTGGTGAGAGAAAAGAAATGAGTTTCATGTTCGCTGACATTGTTGGATTTACTCCGATAAGCGAAAAGTATATGAAAGAAGATGATCCAGAAGGATTAGTAGAATTGATTAATGAATTTCTAGATAAAATGACTAAGATTGTACTAAAGAATGGTGGTACTATTGATAAGTACATGGGCGATTGTATCATGGCTTTCTGGAACGCTCCAATCTTTTGTCCTAATCACGCTGAGATGGCTGTTAAAACATCAATCGAAATAGAACTTCTAGGTGATGAACTAGAAGAAAAGATGAAAGACATGGGATTACCAAGAGTCAAATTTGGTACAGGTGTGAATACAGGTGTATGTATCGTAGGTAATATGGGTTCAGAAACAAGAATGGATTATAGTGTTGTTGGTGACGCTGTTAATCTTGGAGCTAGATTAGAAGCACAGACTAGACAAGAAGATACTCCAATTATCGTGTCTGAATATTCGTATCTACAATGTAGTGATATACCAATGAGTGTCTTGGGTGAAGTCAAAGTCAAAGGTAAAGAAGAACCTGTTAAAATGTATGCACCAATAATAGATGGTGAGGTTCGTAAACTTTACAAAGATTGAGTTTCTTCTGGTATAAATTTATTAATTACTTTCTGTAATCTTCCTGATTTCATTATCTTATGAAATTTCTTTAATTTTTTCTTTAAATATGTCATACAATTATTTAAGCTAGTCTATGTAATTGTGAAAACTTACAAGTTTTAAAACCTGATGAGTTTTCAATTTTATAGGTGTTATGGACTGTATCTTCTATATTGAAGTATATTTTACCTCTAATACAATCGGGTGTTATAATATCACCTTTGTAGTATGATTCGTCTTTAAGTTCAAAGATAATAGTTTCATCTTTCATGACATATACCTTATTGATGTCGGTTTTACTTATTGTTTCTTCTGCATTCACTAAACCAACTAAAAACAGTGCAGATAATAATGTGTATTTTATCATATATTTTCCTCTAATATTTTATTATATACATATATTTAGTCACATAACTGTCACACTTATGACACTTTTTTGTGACAATTTAGATTTGACACCACAGGTACACTTTTTGTATAATATACATAATGAAGTTGAATCTTGATAAGTGGTTGGTTGGTTGAAGATGATAAACGGACATGGAAATGCTGGACCGCGGTCTGGTTGGGAAAGAGTGAACACAACTTCGCGAGGAGGCCTTACCTCATTAAAAAAGCTGAGAGATGAAAATGGGTTACAGTTTGAAGACTCCCATGAATTAAAACTTGATACCGCGGGTACACTTTTGTTATACTATGTACATAATGAAAAATAAAGAGGTAAAAAATTATGAAACAATGTGAAATGTCGATAGCTTGTGATGCTATCAAAAAAATTGATTGTTTAGAAGATATGGATATTATCAGAAGACAATTTAACTTAACAATGAAATCTTTGAAAGCTCAAAAAGCTTTAGAATCTAAAGCTAAGTTTTCAGTTGGTGACAAAATTATTGTTAATTCTAAAAAAGGTTCTTTGTCAGGAACAATCACGAAACTTAATAGAACAAGAGCGATTTGTGATATTAACGGTTCGTCTTACAATGTTCCTTTCTCAATCATGGAAGCAGCGTAATGAGTTGTCATTCTAATGAAATTTTAAAAGAGAACATTCTTATGGGTGTTCTCGGTATGTCTGAAAGAGACATGATTGATGAACTAGGTTTAGAGTATGTCAACTCAAAAGGTATATTTGACTATGACGATTTAATTGACGAAGTTGTCAATAAAAGATTTGAGGAGCATCCTCAAGCAGAATGAAAAAATCATTAAATCAATTTCATCACGAACACGAAGATATCTATATCTTTTTACAAGATAATGATAATAGAGAAGGTAATTCTTTTCTAGAAGATGTTTGGAAAAATCTTGTAAAAAAAAGAGAAATCTCTATCAATCAGATTAATGGTGTTAGGAATTCAATGTTATACGCTCAGAAAAAAATAGAAACAGAAAACCTCAAAGAATTTCATAAAGATGATGAACCAGCAGGTTCATTTGTTGGTAAAGTAAGGAAAAGATATGATATGACTTTGAAGTATGTATCTGGAAAGAGTACAAGTAGAGGTTTTTATATTCATAATTTTGTAGATAGAAAAGGTAATAGTTTAATGTGTTTCTCAGATAGTGAATATCTTTCTGCAGGTTCTACAATAATAGGAGAAAATGATTGTTTCACTTGTAGAGGAACAGTTAATAGACATCAAGTTAATGACTTTGATCCAACATATAAAATAAGACAAACAGTTTTAAATAGAATTAAGTACAATCAGTATTTAGGTAATAAAAATGATGAAGAATGAATTTTTAAAAAAATCGTTAACAAAACGAATATTCTTTTTACGAAGAGCAGAAGAAAGAGCTCAAGACCCTGAAATGAAAAAACTTTGGGAAAGTAAAAAGAGTGAATTAATGAAAGTTTATTTAGAACAGAGTTAATTTCTGTTATAAATATATAATGTAGACGCCGAAAGGGTTTACATTTTTTTTAACCTTGCTTTAATTAGGAGGAAATATGACTATAAATGAAGCAATCTGGAGAGATTTATCTCCATTCACAATCGGCTTTGATAATGTGTTTACACAATTAGATAGAGTTCGACAAATACCACAAACCAATTATCCACCTTACAATATTCGTAAAGGTTCTACAGAGGATACATTCTTAATTGAACTAGCAGTTGCTGGTTTCGGTGAAGAAGATTTAACAATTACTGTTAAAGAAAATAATCTTACTGTGGAAGGTGACATAGGTGATAAAGATACAGGGTTTGTTCATCAAGGAATCTCACAAAGAAAATTTTCTAGAAATTTTGTTCTAGCAGATGATGTTGTGGTTAAAGGTTCCGACCTTTCAAATGGTATTCTTACCATATACGCTGAAAGAATAGTTCCAGAAGAAAAGAAAGCTAGAACTATAGAGATTGGTAGTCTCAAAAAGTCAGATAAGAAGGTATTCTTATCAGAATAAATAATATTAATTCCTGGGGTGTTAAAAACTTGACACCTCAGGTTTTGGTAGTATAATAGTATTAATGATAAAAATAATGAAGTGAGGAAAATATTATGTCATTTTGGAATAAAATTATAACATTCTTAAACAGGGAACCTTCTGGTGAAAGAGCTAGAGATTCTAAAGGTCGTTTTGTAAAAGATGATCCTAGTACTCCTAATGTAAATGAAGCTTATAAAGACGGAAAAAAACCAACTAAGAAAAGAGGTCGTGGTAGACCAAAAGGTTCAAAGAACAAAACTAAAACTAAGTAATGGCAGCATTATTTAGAAAATCTCTCAGACAATCTAGAGGAAGTAAATCTAGTTCAACAGGATCTGGTGGTCGTGGTCGTAGAGTAAAAATTAGTATGTCAACTATGAACAAAAGAAAAAAATCTTCCCATAAAGCTTATCGTGGTCAAGGAAGATAATTCGATAAATACTCATTATCCATTATTTGATGAAGGACTATATACAGAAGTTGTTCATCAAAATGGTGAAAGAGCTATTAAAATCTTAGAGGGTAAATTTAAAGGTATAATTTATCAGTATGGTAAAATTAATCTTATACCTCGAGAAGAAAGTGAAACACCTACTATAGATTTTGAGAGAGCAGTCCGTTCTTGTCCTGATGAATTAGTTGAAACTATTTCAGAAGATGAAGAATTTAATCAAATTATGGGTAATATACTCATAGAACTGTTAGCCAATCAAGGGCTAGAGGAACTAAAAAATGGAATATAGTAAAGAGTTTAGAATAAGACTTAAAGAAGAAATAACAGCTGATGAAGGTTGTGTACTAGAAGTATACAAAGATCATCTTGGTTATCCAACAATTGGAGTAGGTCATTTAATTCTAGAAACTGATGAAGAATATGGTATGGGTGTTGGTACACCTATAACACAAACTAGATGTGATGAACTATTATTTAAAGATTTAAATATTGTTCTAGAAGAATGTGAAGATCGTTTTCACAACAATTGGAGAGATTGGCCGGAAGAAGTTAAATTAATTATAGCTAATATGGCTTTCAATCTAGGTTTGACCAGATTAGTCAAATTCAAAAAAATGTTTGCAGCTTTAAATGAAGGTGATTATAAACAAGCGTCTATTGAAGGATTAGATTCTAAGTGGGCAAAACAAGTTTACAATCGTGCAAAGAGATTAATGAACCGTCTAAGAGATATAGACACAACTGATAAATAAATTATGGATTTAGATAAACAATTAAGAGAAGCTCTTATATTGAGATATCAAGGTGAAATAGCAGCTGCAAAAGCAAATATTGCAGTCTACATGAAACAATCTGTTGGTATTGGAGAACATTCAGATATCATCGGAGCTATTGATGAACAACTCAACTTACTTACAGCTTCAGAAGAAAAACTACAGGCTGTAGAAAATCATTTTGTACCTGAAAGAGTAATTTGACGAGAATCAATATAATACCTGTAGAAAAACTAACCGATCAACATTTAATGGCTGAGTATCGTGAGATATTCATGATTGGTTCTGCTTTACAGAGGTCACTTAATTCTAAGAATTGGGACCCTAAAAGAATACCCAAGAAATTTACTTTGGGTACAGGTCATGTAATGTTTTTTTATGATAAAGGTAAATATCTTTACAAAAGATATGAACAAATAAAACATGAACTAACAAAACGAAATTACAAATTAAATAAAAATAGATTATTTAAAACAACACAATTCCCAATTAATTATTATAATGATTGGGAACCTACAAAAGAAGACCAAGCAATAGTTTGGAAAAGAATTGAAGAAAGGATACAACAGAAACCAGAATGGTATAGACATTATGGCGTTTCTATTATATAATATATATTATGCACTACTATACTAATGTAAAAAGATATAAAGACTTTATACTTGTTCGAGGTGTAAAGAATGGTGAGAAATACATCAAAAGATTGAAATACGAACCAACTCTTTATATACCAACAACAAAACCAACAGCACATAAATCAATATCAGGTGATTATCTTCAATCGAAGAAATTCAGATCACCAAGTGATGCAAGACATTGGAAAAAACAATATGATAATACAGGTATTGATATTCATGGTCTAGACTCTTGGGAATATACTTATCTATCAGAATCTTTTCCGAGTGAGATTGATTTTGATATAAAGAATATCAACATACTTAATATTGATATTGAGTGTGAGTGTGAAAATGGTTTTCCAGAACCAACTGAGGCAGAAGAAAAAGTTAACGCTATCACATTAAAACTATTTGGACATGATGAAACTCATGTAATTGGTACTGATAATTTCGATTATAAAACTGATAATCCAAATATTATCTATCACAAAACAAGACATGAAAAAGAATTACTTTTGAAGTTCATGGAGATATGGGACAACTTAGAACCTGATGTAGTTACTGGTTGGAATGTAGAAACATTTGATATATCTTATCTTGTCAATCGTATTTGGAAATTGTTTGATTGGGATACTGTTCGAAAACTATCTCCACATGAGTTAGTTACTTCTAGAGAATGGTTATACATGGGTCAAAAGAAAATGGTATCTTATAATATCGCGGGTGTTGCTATTCTAGATTATCTAGAAATGTATAAGAAGTTTACATATATTACAAGAGAGACATATCGTTTAGACCACATAGCAGAAGTTGAACTAGGTAAAAAGAAACTAGACTATTCAGAGTTCGGAGCGATGCATCTATTCTATAGAAATAATTATCAGAAATTTCTAGACTATAATATTCGTGATACAGAACTTGTTGAAGAACTTGATGATAAACTACAACTCATGGAGTTGGTTATTACAATGGCTTATCAAGCAAAGTGTAACTATGAAGATGTATTTGGTTCTGTTAGATATTGGGACTTGTTGATTTACAATTTCTTGAAGAAAAGAAATGTAGTACCACCACCGAAGAAGATGGCACAAGATTCTAGAATTGTAGGTGCTTATGTAAAAGAACCTCATGTTGGTCAACATAAATGGGTTATGTCTTTTGACTTGAATAGTCTATATCCTCACTTGATTATGCAATACAATATGAGTCCTGATACATATCAAAGAAAGATATTTAATCAAGAGATTAATGTTAAAAAACTATTGAATGGTGAAGTTGATACTAGTATGTTGACTAATACAACAGTTACACCAAATGGTGCTTTATTCAGAACAGACAAACAAGGATTTCTACCAGAACTACTTGAAGAACTATATGACCAAAGAGTATTGTTCAAAAGAAAAATGATTCAATCACAACAAGAATTAGAGAAAACACCAAAAGACAATGTATCTAAAAGAAAAGAATTAGAGTATGATATTGTAAAGTATCACAATAATCAAATGGTAAGAAAGATTTCACTTAATAGTGCTTATGGTGCTTTGGGTAATCAATATTTCAGATACTTCAACAGAGAGATTGCAGAAGGTATTACAACAGCAGGTCAGTTGAGTATTAAATGGGTCGAGAAAGCTGTCAATGATTATTTAAATAAATTACTTGAAACTGATACAGATTATGTTGTAGCAATTGATACTGATTCAATCTATGTTACATTTGAAGATTTAGTTGAAAGAGTAAAACCAAAAAATCCGATTGACTTTCTAGACACTATAGCGAAAGAAAAACTAGAACCTTACATGAAAGAAACTTATGAAGAACTATCTTCATATATGAATGCTTATCAAAACAAAATGGAAATGGGTAGAGAAGTCATTGCTGATAAAGGTATATGGACAGCAAAGAAAAGATATATTCTTAATGTTCATGATTCAGAAGGTGTTCGATACAATACACCAAAACTAAAAATGATGGGTATTGAAACAGCGAAGTCTTCAACACCAATGTGGTGTAGAAAAAAACTAGAAGAAGGTATTCGTACATTGATGAATGGTACAGAGAATGATGTTTGGGACTTTATTACTAATTCTAGAAATGAATTTAATAGATTACCAATAGAAGAAATATCATTTCCTCGTGGTGTTCAAAATGTCAAAAAATATTACAACGCTGCTTCGATATATAACAAAGGAACTCCGATTCATGTTAGAGGTTCACTGCTCTATAATAATTTTTTATATAAATACAATATAGACAAGAAATATCCTGTGATACAGAATGGTGAGAAAGTTAAATTTTGTTATATGAAATTGCCTAATATTATGAATGAGAATGTTATTTCATTTGTCTCAGCATTGCCTAAAGAGTTCGAACTAGAACCATACATTGACTATGATACACAATTTCAGAAATCATTTGTCGAACCTCTAGGTGTAATATTAGATAAGATTGGGTGGACTACTGAACCAGTAAGTACACTTGATTCATTTTTTGGGTAGGGATATGAAAAACTTGACAGATACAGGATTGGTAGTATAATAGTATTATGACTGAATTAAGTTGGCTGTTTTTATCTTTTCATTTTGTAACTTGGATTATGTTAGTCTTAATCTTTGTTGAGTTACAATCTTGGAAGAAAGAAATAAGACAACATATAGATTATGATAATAGTCTAAAAGCATTGAGAAGAAAAATTAAATGATGGAGATAATATGAGTTATTTGAAAAACTTAGTAAAGACAACCGGTAATGAGTTCGCTTCTATTGTAGAAGAAGGTGTACAAGCAGCAGATGTCAGTGGTTACATTGATACAGGTTCTTATATATTTAACGCACTCTTATCTGGTTCAATATATGATGGGTTACCTAATAATAAGATTACAGCATTAGCAGGTGAATCAGCAACAGGTAAAACATTCTTCGCACTTGGAATGTGTAAACAATTCTTAAATGATAATCCAGATTCAGCGGTTATCTATTTTGAATCAGAAAGTGCAATCACAAAAAACATGATCGAAGAAAGAGGA